AGTTGGTTTAGTGGTACTGAAATGACCTTAGATAAAGAAGTAGAAATAATAGAAGAAGATAAAGAGATAGAAAAAGGAATAAAACCGTTTGAAGAATATTTGGAAGAAGTAAAAGTGGCTGGTTGTGATTTGTACGAAGCAAAAAAAGTTTATCTTGATAGATTATCAAAAATAGTAATTGAATTAACAGAAGCAGTAAATGAATTAAAGAAAGGTAAATAAAATGACATTAGAAGAAAAAGAAAAAGCAATAATAGATAATTATGGTGTTATTAATCAGTTAAAACATTTTCAAAGTGAAGTATGGGAACTGAACGAAGCAATAATTAAATATGAATATGAATTAGATGGAGATAATTATTCAAGTTTTACTGATGAATTAAAAGAGCATATAGCAGAAGAAATAGCAGATGTTCAACTAATGCTAAATCAATTTAAAAGATACTACAATATATCAGATAAAGAAATAGAAGAAGTAATGCAATATAAAGCAGATAGACAACTAAAAAGAATAGAAGAAAGTAAGTAATAAAGAATAGGAGTGGAAGATTTGGCAAATAATAAACTAATGACTTTAAAGGATGCAAAGATAAGATTAAGTCAATGTCATAATAATTTAGAATATTGGATAAATGAGAAATTAATACTAACTAGTAAGGCTACAATCCAAGCTCAAAATATAAAAGAAGAATCTGTTAATGGTGGGTTAAGAACAGATAAATATGCAAAATTAGACTACATAATAGACGATATAGACCCAATAATAGAATACTTGAACAATGAGATAAGAAACTTAAATAACTTTATAGAACAAAGCTTAAAGACTCTAGGAGAGTATGAACCACTAGAAAGAAAAATAATAGAATTAAGAGAAAATAAAAAAATGAAGTGGGAACAAATAGCAAGTGTAGTTAATTATAGTGAAAGGCAATGTCAAAGAATATATGATAAGTATTGCAAAAGAACAAGAAAAACAAGAAATAATATATAATTATAATATGTCGGTATAATGTCTAAAAAAGAATAGTATAATATAAAATGTAAAAGTTTCTAAACAAGAAACTTTTTACAAAATATAAAAAGAAACTTTAATTGTTGCCAAAACAAAAAAGAAAAAAGTGTTTCATGTTACCTATGCCTTGTAGGTAGCATTAGAGTAGATATACAGTAAGACAGGAAGTATATGTAGATGGGTTTCGACTATTTAGTGCAGAGAAATAACAACTCTCCATCTATTTGTTGTATATACGATGCAATATATCTATTCTAATGGTGCTTACAAGCACTAGTATTCAAACCAACTATAAAGGTTTGGGTCTAAAGTAATATAGGAAATTGCTAGCTTTTATAGTTAGCATAGAGTAGATATAATCTTTAAGGTTCACACTTAGCAATATGCTATAAACTGTCGAGTGCAGTAATATATCTATTCTATGGTACTTATAAGAGTACTAACAAAAGGATCTATTAATTAATAGGTCTATTTTTTATGGGAGTATATAAAAGGGAACTAGGAAACATCTGTTATTAATTATTATTAAAGCTAGTTGGTTGGTTAAGCAAGATGTTTAATTTGCAAACAGGAGTTGAACAACATTGAATATATTAGATATTAAATTGTCTGATATTACACCTTATGAAAACAATCCTAGAAATAATGAAGAAGCAGTAGAACCAGTAATGAATAGTATTAAAGAATTTGGTTTTAAAGTGCCTATTGTAATTGATAAAAATAATATTATTGTTGCAGGGCATACAAGATACAAAGCTGCTAAAAAATTAAAATTAAAAACAGTTCCATGTATTGTTGCTGATGATCTAAATGAAGAACAAATAAGAGCATTTAGATTAGCAGACAATAAAGTAAGCGAAATTGCAACGTGGGATTACAATGCACTTAATTTTGAATTAGAGAACATTTTAGAATTAGATATGACAATGTTTGATTTTGATATGAGTGGTATTGATGATACATTTGGAACTGATTTTGAATTACCTGATGAGGATAAACCACAAACAAGAACAATTACGTTAAGTTTGGCAGAAGAACAATATCAAATTGCTATGAATTGTATTGATTACATTACAGATAATAATTTAATAGTTCATGATTTTGACAATGCAAATAAAAAAAGTAATGCACTATTTGAGGTGGTATATCAATGGGCAGAGCAAAAGACATTGTTGTAAAAGTTATTCCTAGCAAGATAGCAAATGATTTTGTTAGGAAACATCATTATAGTGGCAAGGTAGTAAACAATAGTAAATTACATTTTGGAGTATTCCTAGATAATAAATTACATGGTGTTATGAGTTATGGATCTAGTCTAGATAAATCAAAAATGATTGGATTAGTAAAAGGCACTAAATGGAATGAGTTTTTAGAATTAAATAGAATGGCATTTGATGATGTACTACCAAGAAACAGCGAAAGCAGAGCAATAAGTCAAAGTATCAAACTAATTAAAAAGAATGCACCTCACATTAAATGGATCATATCATTTGCTGATGGTTGCCAATGTGGGGATGGCACAATATATAGAGCAAGTAATTTTGTATTAACTGCTATTAAACCAAATGAAGCATTATATAGATTGCCTAGTGGCGAAGTAATACATCAAATTACATTACAATCTAATCCTACACAACCAAGACCGGAATTAAATGGTAAGTGCTTATATGATGTAAGTGGTGGTAGTTATTCAATTAAAAAATGGTTAGAAATAAGTGGTGCAGAAAGAGTAAGGGGTTACCAATTAAGATATATATATTTCATAGATAAGAGTTATAAAGATAAATTAACAGTTCCTATTATTCCATTTAGTAAAATAAATGAAGTTGGTGCTGGAATGTATAAAGGACAAAAAAGATAAAAAAAGACCTTTTATGACTTTCTTTTTATGACGTTATGTAGTAACACATGTGTAAGAAAGGAAGAAATAAAATGTTAAATCAAATGGTGCTAGTTGGAAGAATAGCAAACGAAATCGAAAAGGAAGAAGGAACAAAAGCAAAAATTATAATAGCAGTTCCTAGAAATTTTAAAAATACTGATGGAGAATACGAAACGGACTTTATACCATGTGTATTATCAGGAGGAATTGCAACAAATGTTATAGAATATTGCAAACAAGGGGATTTAGTAGGAATTAAAGGAAGAGTACAATGTACAAAGATAAATGATGAAAATGCTATAGAATTAATAGCAGAAAAATTAACATTTCTATCAAGCAATAGTAAAGATAAAGCCGAATAAGGCTTTTTTTATTTGAATAAAGGTGGTGATAATAATGAACAATGAAGATAATTTAATTCCTTTTAGTGAGCGAAGCAAGGAAGAAGCAAGAGAGCTAGGTAGAAAAGGTGGTATTGCTAGTGGAGAAGCTAGAAAAAAGAAAAAGTTATTTAAAGAACATATAGAATTGTTGTTATCGTTGCCTTTGAAAGATAAGAAAGCAATTAAACAACTAGAGTCATTAGGAATAGATATAGATAATATAGATAATCAAATGGCTATGGTTATATCAATGTGGCAAAAAGCATTAAAAGGTGATGTAAATGCATTTAACACATTAAGGGATACAGTTGGAGAGAAACCTAAAGAAACATTGTCGTTAGAGGGTGAAGTAAATAATCCGTTTAAAGGAATGACAACTGATGAATTAAGGCAGTTGATAAAAGATGAAAAATAATGATGCTTTAAAGAAGTTATTAATTGAACAAGCAAAATATGAACTTGCTAGAAGAGATTTTTGGGAATATTGCAAGATTAAAGCGCCTGATTTTTATAAAGAAGAAAGACAATATTTAAAAGAGTTCTGTAAAACATTACAGGATTTTTATTTTATTAGTGATAAAAAAGTATTAGTAGTTAATGCACCACCTAGACATGGTAAAACAAGAACTATTAGTTTATTTGTACAATGGCTATTTGGTAATGACAATCATTATAAAGTGATGACAGGATCATACAATGAAACATTAAGTACTACACTTGCTAAAAGTGTAAGAAATTCTATTGCAGAAGAAGATGGGATGTATAAAAAAATATTTCCTAAAACTCAATTAAAATATGGTGAAGCAGCAATGAGTAAGTGGGCATTAGAAGGTAATGAGGAAGCAAATTATCTAGCAACTTCACCAAAAGGAACTGCAACAGGTTTTGGTTGTAATTTGATGATTATTGATGACCTTATTAAAAATAAATTAGAAGCATTTAACGAAAGTGTAAAAAAAGAACACATTGAATGGTTTACAGATACGATGTTATCAAGAACTGAAACAGGATTTAAAATTATTGCAGTTATGACAAGATGGGCAACTGATGATTTAGCAGGTTATTTACTAGAAAATTATGATTGTGTACATATCAATTATAAAGCAGTACAAGATAACGGAACAATGTTATGTGATGATATATTAACGAAAGAAGATTTTGAGTTTAAGACCAAAAAGATGGATAAAGCAATAGTAAGTGCTAACTATCAACAAGAAGCAATAGATATTAAAGGTAGATTGTATACTAAATTCAATACATATACAGATATACCTAAAGATGAAAAAGGAAACCCATTATTTAAATATATATTAAATTATACTGATACAGCAGATACAGGTGATGATTATTTATGTTCTATTAATTATGGAATGTATGACAATTGTTATTATGTATTAGATATTGTATATACACAAGAACCAATGGAAATAACAGAACCTTTAGTTGCTAAAATGCTAACTAAAGACAATGTAGGATGTGCATTAATAGAAAGTAATAATGGTGGTAGAGGATTTGCGAGAAATGTAGATAGAGAATGTAAAGCACTAGGAAATAATCATACATATGTTAATTGGTTTCATCAATCACAAAACAAACAAGCGAGAATATTAAGTAATAGCACAAGTGTTATGAATAATATATATTATCCTGTTAATTGGATGGATAGATTTCCAGAATATGCAGAATCAATGATGAAGTACCAAAGAGAAGGGAAAAATGAACATGATGATGCACAAGATTGTACAACAGGAGTATATGAAAATCCAAAACCAAAAAACAATTGGTTATATTAGGAGGTTAAACGGAAAGGAGTTGATACTATGTTAAGTATAAGTGAAATAAAGAAATACATAGATAGAGATAGAACAAGTGCAAAAAAGAAAGAAGCTAGAGTAGGTGAAAGATACTACAATGGTGATAATGATATAAGACATTATAGAATATTCTATATAGATAAGGATGGAAACCCACAAGAAGATAAAACAAGAAGCAACATTAAGAAACCTAGTAATTTCTTTAAAGAAAATGTTGATGAATGTGTTAATTATTTTTTAAGTGGTGAAGATAGGATAATAAGAAGTGATGATCCACAATTACAAATGTATCTTGATGAATACTTTGAAGATGATTTTAAAGATGAATTTGGTGATTTATTAAGTTATGTAATCAGACAAGGTAGAGCATGGTTATATGGTTATAAGAATAAAGAAGATAGATTATGTTTTAAAGCTTGTGGAAATATTGAAATAGTACAAGTAGAAGGTAAATATGCAAGTGATGGACAAGACCATATAATTTACTATTACCCTGAACATGATATTACAGAAGATAAGATAATTACTAAAATTCAAGTATGGGATAAAGAATATACAACATACTATGAAGAACGAGATGGACAAATTAAGGTAGATACATATTATGAGATTAATCCAAGACCACATATTATTTATAAAGATGTAAAAGGTAATTTAACATATGATACATTCGGTTATATTCCATTCTTTGAAATAGATAATAACAAACAACAAGCAAGTGATTTAAGAACAATTAAAGAACATATAGACGACTATGATTTAATGAATTGTGGATTATCTAATGATTTAGTTGATTTATCACAAGGTTTTTATGTTGTTAAAGGTTTTCAAGGTGATAACATTGAAGAATTAATTACTAATGTTAAATCAAGAAAATTTGTAGGTGTAGATGATACTGGTGATGTAGATGTTAAAACGGTTAATATTCCATATGAAGCAAGAAAAACACAAATGGAAATTGATGAAAAGAACATTTATAGATTTGGATTTGCTTTTAACTCTAATAATGTAGGAGATGGAAATATAACTAATATAGTTATTAAATCAAGATATACATTACTAGATTTAAAATGTGAAGGACTAGAAAAAAGAGCAAAGAAACTATTAAGAAGAATATTAGAACCAGTACTTGATGAAATTAATGCAATAAATGGAACTGGTTATACAGAAAAAAATGTGTATTTCAAGTTTGAAAGAGAAATGATAACAAATGAACTTGATAATGCAACAATAGAATTAAATAAAGCACAAACTAAACAAACTAATATAACAACACTATTGAATGTTGCTACCATATTAGGACAAGAAATAGTACAAGAACAAGTATGTGCAGAATTAGAGCTTGATTATGAAGATATAAAAGATAAACTTCCTAAACAAGAAGTAGTAGATATTAATGCTGCTAGTGAAGAATTAGCAAATGTACCTACTGATGATCCAATTGAAGAAGAACAAGAAGAAGTACCTACTGAATAAAGGAGGTGCTATTTTTTATGAATAAATTTGAAAAAGAAGTAGAAGAAACATTACTTAATAATGAAAAAGCAATGTTGAAGCAATTAGAAACAACTTATATAAAAGCATTAGCTGATGTAAAAGGTCGTTTAAAGCTACTACAAGCAAGAGAAGAAACCCAAAGTACAATTTATCAGATAAACTATCAAAAGTCGCTAGAAAGCCAAATAAATGCTATTTTAGGGGTATTAAAACAAGACAATATAACTAATGTTCAAGATTTTCTTAATCATATGTATGAAGATGGTTATTTAGGAGTGCAATATGCACTATTACAACAAGGTATTCCAGTTGTTACTGCTATAAGCCAAGATGAAGTATCAAAGTCTTTATTCAAACAATTAGGACATATGACATTTGCAGATAGATTAAATGTTAATATGAACGATTTTAAAACAAAGATAAAAGATACTATTACAAGAGGTATAGCAAGTGGGAGTACATATAGAGATATGGCACAACAACTATCTTTAGTTACTAACGAAGAACTATATAAATCATATAGGATAGCACGAACAGAAGGACATAGAATAACAGCAGAAGCAAAACTAAATTCTATGGAGAAAGCTAAAAAGCAAGGTGCAGACGTTGTTAAACAATGGGATGCAAGTTTAGATGGCAAGACTAGAAAAAATCATAGAAAACTAGATGGACAATGGGTAGAAGTTGATGATTATTTTGAAGTTGGTGGAAGAAAAGTTAAAGCACCTGGCAAATTTGGTAAAGCTGATGAAGATATAAATTGTAGATGTATCTTATTAACTCGTCCTAGATGGGCAGTAGATAAGAGAAGAACAAAGGCAGCTAAAATATCTGATGAATATGGAAAAGAAGTTGAAAAACTAATCAAAGTTAAAAACTATGATGATTATAAAAAAGGATATTATGAAGTATTAGATAAAGATCCTGAAATAGAAGAAGTAGTTAGAAAAGCAAATGAAAGAATTGCTAGTTATGAAAGGAGGTAAATAATATGATTAAATGCTTATGCAAAGAAAATGTACAAGATAAATTTACTGGTGAAAACTATGTAGCTGGTAAAGAATATTCTTTTACAGAAGAAAGAGCAGTAGAAGTAACAAAGAGTAGATACTTTGAATATGCAAAAGTAGAAGAAATAAAAGAACAACCAAAAGAAGAAGTGGTTGAAGTAAAACCTAAAAGAGTTAAGAAAAGTACTAAATAATTAGTGCTTTTTTTAATACATTGAGTTTTTAACCGAAGATTGAACTCGTAAAAGAACAATCTAGGAATATTAAATCTAGGAGTGGCACTCGTACAAAAGCCGTAGGAGGAAATATTTATGAATAGAGATTTTTTAAAACAAGTTTTTAGCAAACTTGAAAATGTTGATGAAGCAGCGATGAAAGAAATCATTGATGCCATCATGGACGAAAACGGAAAAGGTATTAATGAAAGTAAGACAAAGATTGATGATTTAACAAGTCAATTAGGATTAGCTACTAAAGAAAAAGATGAAGCTAACAAACTAATTGCAGAACTTAAAAAATCTAATCAAGGTAATGAAGAATTACAAGGAAAAATTGGTACTTATGAAACTCAATTAAATGAATTGAAAGCAGAAAACGAACAATTGAAGTTAGACAATGCTATCAAAGTTGAATTATTAAGTGCTAAGGCAAAAGGTGATGATTTAGATTATTTAATGTTCAAGATTAAACAAAATAACGAAAAATTATCACTAACTGAAAACGGAGAATTAAAAGGATTTGATGTAGAAGAAATTAAAACAGCATATCCAAGTAATTTTGAAGTTGAAACCAAAAAGGTAGTAGATGTAAACAACCTACCTAAAATTGATAGTAACGATAATACAGTTACTAAAGAACAATTTGAAAAGATGGGATATAAAGAAAGAACTAAATTGTTCAATGAAAATCCTGATGTTTACAACGAATTAAGTAAAAAATAAGAAAGAAGGAATTAAATTATGGCATTAGAAACTAATGGAACAAAATTAGCACAACTTATTAATCCAGAAGTAATGGCTGATATGGTTAGTGCAAAAGTAGATAAAAAAGTAAGAGTTATACCTTATGCAAAAGTTGATACAACTTTACAAGGACAAGCAGGAGATACTATTTCAGTACCTAAATATGCTTACATTGGAGAAGCAGTAGATGTTGCTGAAGGTGAAGATATTCCAGTAAGACAAATGGCAGTATCTAGTAAACAATATCAAATTAAGAAAGCTGCTATTGGTGGAGTTTTAACTGATGAAGCAGTATTAAGTGGTTATGGTAATCCAGTAGGAGAATTAACTAATCAAATGGCTTTATCAATTGGTGGTAAAACTGATACTGATGGTTATGAAGAATTAATTACTGCACCTACATCATATAGTGCAAGTGGAGAAATTTCATATGCAGAAATTGTAAAAGCAATTGATTTATTTGAAGAAGAAACTAATACAGAAAAAGTTATGTTTGTACATCCAAAACAAGCTACTCAATTAAGATTAGATGAAAACTTTATTGATAAATCTAAATATGGAAATCAAGTAATGGTTGATGGAGAAATTGGTATGGTTGGAAATGCTCGTATCGTATCATCTAAAAAAGTTAAAGTAGCAGATGGATCATATTTAAATCCAATTGTTAAATTAGAAGAAGATACTGAAACAGAAGACAGTTCACCAGCATTAACTATTTTCTTAAAACGTGATACTAATGTAGAAACTGATAGAATTGCTAGAAATCGTTCTACTGAAATCACAGGAGATAAAATGTATGTAGTAGCATTAACTAATGAAACAAAAGTTATTGTTGCTAAAATGAAAGAAACTGCAACAGTTTAATAAGAGAGGTTTTAATACCTCTCTTTAATTTTTAAAAGAGAGGTGGGACTATGTTAATTAGTGCAGGAGATTTAAAATCTCGATATACAAAGTTTAAAGATATTGAGGAAGATTTAATTACTAGAAAATTATCAGTTATAGAAAGTGCTATTAGAAAATATACAAACAATAATTTTCAAAATAGATTGGTTAGATTTAATGCTAGTGTAGAAAGTGGAATTATAAAAGGTACAAGTCCTTATTTAAAGTCATTAGATACTATTGAAATAAGTGATGGAGTTAATAAAGGCTTATACACTATTATAAGTCTTGATGATGGGATTGAAACTATTGAACCTTTATATGATTACCCTGAACAACTAATAACTAAAATAGAATATCCTATCGAGGTTATAGAGGGTGCTATTGATTTGCTAGATTGGGAACTAATCCAAAAAGGTAAAGAGAAATCAGGAATAGCAAGTGAAACTATTTCTAGACATAGTGTTAGTTATACTCAAAGAACTGATGACAATACTATTAATGGTTATCCTATTGAATTATTTAATTTCTGCAAACAATATAAGAAAGCAAGGTTTTAAATATGATAGGTGGAAACATTGATTTAGTATTGAAAACTAAAATAACTACTAAAAATGAAATTGGTGAAAGTGTAATGTCATGGGTAGATTATAAAACTATTCATGGCTTTTTAGATTTTATGAATGAATCAACTGGAAGAACTAATTTTAATTCAAAGATTGTAGAAAGTAGCCATGTATTTATATGTGATTATGTGAACATAGATAAAAAGGTTACTGAATTAAGAGCATATTGTAATAATCAAGAGTTTGAAGTTACTTATATTGATGATCCAATGAATTTACATAAACATATAGAAATATTCTTAAATTATGTAGGTGATTAATTTGGCTAGTATAAACTTTGAAGATTTTACTGGTGAAATAACACAAGAAATTGAAAACATCATTTTAAATTGGTTAGAAGAAGCAAGTTCCGAATTGGAAAGCCAAACAGCAACAAGAACTGGTACAAGTGCATATCATAGAGAAATTGCTAGTAAATGGACTCATACAGTTGATAGTAGCAATTATAAAGCCTATATAGGTAATCCTTTAGAAAATGCCTTGTGGGTTGAATATGGTACTGGTGAATATGCTTTAAAAGGTGATGGTAGAAAAGGTTATTGGGTGTTTGTTAAAGATAGTAATGGTACAAGTAGTAGAAGTACTAAACAATATACCTTACAAGAAGCCAAACAGACAGTAGCATTTATGAGAAGTAAAGGATTAGATGCTATGTACACTTGTGGGCAAGAACCTAAAAGACCTTTGCACTATGCTTTTATAAACAATGAAGAAATGATAAAAGATGTTTTAAAAAGCCAATTGGGGAGAATGTAATGGAAAGTGATTTATTAAAGATTGTCAATGATGAAATGTTAAAACTCAATATTAATTATGAATATGGTGAATACAAAGGAGAATTAAAATATCCATATGTAGTAGGTGAATATAACGAAAGAGATTATAAACACGAAGATAATATTACAAGTGGTGAGTTTATCCTAACAGTATTTCATAGAGGTAGTGAGAATGATCTAATCAATATCAAAGAACAAATTAAAAATGTATTTGCAGATTTTAGAGCAAGTACAACAAATGGAACTGCTTTTATAAGTTATAGAACTAAATTATTTATAAGAAGTGGTGAAGAAGAACTTAAAAAAATGGAAATATATTTAGATACTAAAAGTTTGAAAGGAGTGTAGAAATATATGTTAAAAAGAAATGCAATATCAAGTACTACACCTGAAAATGTAGTGTTTGGTGCAGGAATAGTTGTTAAAAATCTAGTTTGGGATAGTAATGATTGGACTTATGATGAACTAGGTGCAACTAGTGGTGGTAACAAATTGTTTTATACTAGAGAATTTTTAGATTTAGACCTTGACGGAAAACAAGTAAAAATTGAAGGTATGGATTTAGAAATAGGTTCAGTAGGACAAGTAACTATGAATTTAGCAGAATATAAAGAAGATACTTTAACTACTGCTTTAGGATTAGCACAAGATACAGAAGATACTACTACTGGATACGCTTGTTATAAACCAGCAGGAAAACCTACTTATGTTGATAATTTAGGTTTTGTTGGATTTACTGCTAGTGGTAAACCAGTAATAGCAATATTTGATAGAGCTGTATGTTTAGGAGCTTATGAATTAGAAGCAAAAAATAAAGAACAAGGTGTTATTGCTTTAGTGTTTGATGCAGTACAAAAAGCAGATGCAACAGACTTTACTAAATTACCAGTTCGCTTCTATTATCCAAAAGCAACAGTTTAATTATTAGAAAGAGAGTGTAACATATGGAAGAAGTTAAAAAATATGAATTTAAAAAATTAGTAGCAGATGATATTTTTACAATGGTTAATATCATCTCTAAAATTGGAATAAATAAGTTTGCTAATTGCTTTAAAAGTGAAGAGGTACAGGAATTAGTAAAATCTTTAAAAGGTAAAAAGAGTGTTAAATCTGATGATATTTCTTTAATTGTAGGTGGAAGCATTTTTTTAGAAGTAGCACAAGTTATTTTAGAAGGAATGCCAAAATGCAAAGATGATGTTTATACATTATTATCTAATACAAGCAACTTATCAATAGAAGATATTAAAACTTTAGATGGTGTTACATTCTTTGAAATGATTATAGACTTTGTAAAAAAAGAAGAGTTTATGGATTTTATCAAGGCTGCTTCAAGATTTGCAAACAAGGGGAATTAGAATTTTGGGACTTGGTATTTAAAAGATACTCAAGTCCCTTTTTATTTTTAAATAAATTACTTGAAAATCATAAATTTAGTAGTGGAATTGATACTATTTATAGTCAAAAGAACGAAGATAAACTATGGGAATTGTATTTATCTTTAACTTCTATAATGTCTATCAATGGTACAAGTAAATCTTTTCAAGATTGGAAAAGTGAGATTGTAGGAAGTGATGAAACTACTACTAATGAAATTGATCTTGAAGTAGCCAAAAACGAAGCAAAAAATATATTAAAGAATTTTAAACCTGAATAAAGAAAGGAGGTTTAAATATGGGAGGAACTAATGTTTTTCGTTTGTTTGGTGAACTTGCTATAAATGGTGTAGATGATGCAAGAAGAGAATTAAGTGATTTATCAAACGAAGGAGAACAAACGAGAGATAGTTTAGCTTTGTCTTTTCAAGATATGGGTGCTAAAGCTGGTGAATTAGGTAAAAATCTTGCTTTAGGTTTAGCTGGTGCAGTAACTAGTGCAGTTGTACTAGTAGAAAGCACAAGAGAATTAAGACAAGATTTAGGTAAATTAGAAACTACTTTTAAAACTACTGGACATGGTACAGAAGTAGCAACAAATACATTTAAAACATTGTATGGTGTTTTAGGTGAAGATGATACAGCAATCGAGGCTGCTAACCATTTAGGGGTTATGGCTGATAATGAAAAAGAGTTAGGAGAATATACAGATATTCTAACTGGTGTATATGCTACATTTGGTGATAGTTTACCTTTAGAGGGATTAGCCGAAGCAATGAACCATACTAGTAAATTAGGAAGCGTTCAAGGAAATTTAGCTGATGCACTTGAATGGAGTGGTGTTAATGTAGATACATTCAACGAACAATTAGCAACACTAAATACAGAAGAAGAAAGAGAAGCATTAATTAGAGAAACATTAAATGGTTTATATGGAGAAGCAAGTGAAACATATAAAGAAACTAATGCAGGTGTAATTGCTAACAATGAATCACAAGCAGAATTGAATTTAAAAATGTCTGAAATGGCTGAAAAAATAGAACCTTTAATAACAAAAGGTAAAATATTTTTATTAGAGGTGTTAGATAAAATATCACCTGCTATTCAATGGGTTATAGATAATATAAACATTTTAGCACCAGTTGTATTAGGTTTTTTAGGTACTTTATTTGCGTTAAATATAGCAAGTAAGGTTCAAGCATTTATACCTATATTGAAAGTTTTATTTGCGACTTTAAAAGCAAATCCGATAGGAATAATTATAACTATTATTGGTTTGCTAGTAACTGCATTTATTACTCTATGGAACAATTGCGAAGGATTTAGAAATTTTTGGATAGGACTATGGGAGAAAATTCAAAGTGCTTTCAAAATAGCAGTTGAGGGAATAAAAAACGGAATCGAAAATGTTAAAAATTTCTTTAGCAATTTAAAAGAAAATATATCAACAAAAATAAACGATATTAAAACTAGTGTTACTAACACTTTCAACAAAATTCAAACTGCAATGTCAAAACCAGTTGAGAAAGCAAGAGATTTGATTAAAGGTATAGTCGAAAAAATCAAAGGGTTCTTCGATTTTGAATTTAAGTTGCCAAAAATTAAAACTCCTAAATTCGGTATTACTCCAAGTGGTTGGAAGTTAGGAGATTTATTAGATGGTGTTATACCTAAATTAAGTATTAAATGGAATGCAAAAGGTGGTGTATTTAGCAAACCTACAATCTTTGATACTAGAAGTGGTTTACAAGGTGTAGGAGAAGCAGGAGCAGAAGCGATAGCACCAATCGATACATTAATGGGGTATACAAGACAAGCAGTAGCAGAAAGTAATAATGGATTAGGCGAAAAGTTAGATAGATTAATAAATTTATTAACTAATTATTTACCACAATTATCAGGACAACAAGTAGTATTAAGCACTGGTGAATTAGTAGGTGCTTTAGTAAATCCTTTAGATAAAGCAATGGGAGAATTAGCATATAAGAAAGGTAGGGGATGGTCATGAATACAGTAAAATTCAATGATAAAGATAGTTATAAAGATTTTGGGATATTATTAATGCCTAAAGCAAGACCTAAACCATCTCCTAAATACAACTATGTTTCAATCCCTGCTAGAAGTGGTGATTTAGATTTAACAGAAGCACTAGGAGAAGTACAATATGAAAACTTATCTTTTCCTTTAGATTTTTATGTTGTAAATAATGATTGGGATAATACATTAAGTGAAATAACTAACTACTTACATGGTAAGAAAGCGAAAGTAACATTTAGTGATGATCCTGATTATTATTATCTAGGTAGAGTTACTATTAATGAATTATCAAGTGATAAAGGAGCAAAGATATTAAGTTTAGAATGTAATTTTGAACCTTATAAATATAAACAAGATGTTACTTCTATAACTCATACAGTAAGTGCTGGTGATTCATATGTATTTAAAAATAGTAGAATGAGTGTAGTGCCTAAATTAACATTAAGTGCAGCTATGACTATTGAATTTAATGGAACTAGATATAGTTTAGGTGCTGGAACATCAAAAGTATTAGATATTCAATTTAAATATGGTGATAACACAATAAAAGTTATTACTGGTAGTGGAACAATAAAAGCCGAATATCAGGAGGGTAGCCTATAATGTATAAGATTTATTTAGATGACTACCCTATCTATGATTTAAGGGATAAAGAATATATTGTAGCAAGTCCACAACTTGATTTAGAAATAAATAAAGTAGGTACATTGAAATTTAAAATATATAACAATCATCCTTATTTTGATAATATAGAAAAACTATCATCTGTATTAACTGTTTTAAAGGGTGATAAAGTAGTTTTTAAAGGTCGTGTAATAAGTGATGAACAAGGACTATACAATGATAAAAATATTGAATGTGAGGGTGTTCTAGGCTATTTAAACGATAGTATAGTTCGCCCTTATTCTTTTCAAGGAACACCAGCAGAACATTTCACTAATTTAATTGATAGTCATAATTCACAAGTTGCAGAACATCAACAATTAAAAATAGGGTTAATAACAGTAACAGATCAAAACGATTATATAACTAGAAGTTCTATTAAATACGATACAACATGGAAAATATTAAACGAAGATTTAATAGAAAAATTAGGTGGCTATTTAAAAATTAGATATGAACAAGATGGAACATATATAGATTATTTAGCAGATTTTGAAGATACATCTACACAAGTTATTGAATTAGGCGAAAACTTAATAGATGTATTAGTAAAAAATGATGCTGCTGATGTATATACAGTAGTTATTCCATTAGGTGCTGAAATAGAAAAAGAAGATGGAACTAAAACAAGATTAACTATTGAAAGTGTAAATGGTGGAAAAGATTATTTAGTAAACCAAGAAGCCTATAATAAATATGGTTGGATTGTAGCACCAATAGATGATACTACTTTTGATGATGTAACAATAGCAAACAATTTAAAAACAAAAGGACAAACCTTTTTAGATAATGATGCAGTAATGCTTAAAAGTTCAATAGAAGTAAAAGCAGTAGATTTAAATGTAACAGATGCTAATATAGAAGCATTTTTTATTTATGAATATGTAAGGTTTGTTAGTCAAATACATAATCTTAATCAAATATATTTGTTAAACAAAATTAGTATACCTCTATCAGAACCTGAAAAAACTGAAATAACACTAGGTAAAGAAGAAAGTTCTTTAACTGGTATTCAAATGGGGAATGGCTCAAAACTAGATAATGTTATTAATAGAGTAAATATAGTAGAGAGTAATTATACTATCAACAATGAAAAGCTAAATGATATAGAAAAAACAATAGAATATTTCAGTGTAGATTTAGCACAATACAATATAACAATACCAACTGATAATAATAAAGTACCACTTGAAACAAAAAACTATGATATTAATTTCTATGCTTATTATAAAGGTGGTCAAGTAGTACCAAATGTTTCTATAAGTGGTTCTAATACAGGAATAACAACAAGTAAAACAAATGATTATATAAGTTTTGTAGTTTTAAATGATACAGCAATACCTAATATATTAAATGAATATACAATTACATTTACTTATACAGCAGATGGAACAACATATACATTAAATAAAAAAATAGATATTGCAATAGTATTAAATGGTGCAGATGGAACAAGTGTAAACATTCTAGGTTCATACGATACATTAGGAGCATTACAAACAGCACATCCTACTGGAAATGTGGGAGATGCATATATAGTACAAGGTGATTTGTATGTATGGTGTGTTGAAACAAGTTCATGGGAAAATGTAGGTAGAATACAAGGACAAACAGGAGCAGATGGAAAAAGCTCATACTTACATATAAGATACTCTGATGATGGAACAACATTTACTGATAATGATGGAATAACAGTAGGAAGATATAGAGGGGAATTAGTAAATAACAATCCAGTAGCAAGTACAACATTTGAAGACTATACATGGTATGACATGGCATTAGTAGTTGAAGATGAATTAAATAGTATTCGTGAAGAAGTACAAACTAATTTAACTTCAATACAACAAAATCAAGAAGAAATAGTATTAACAGCATTACAAGAATATGTTAAGACTTCTAATTTTGAAGAGTTCAAAGAAACAGTATCAACAATGATTACTCAAACAAACGAAGATATAACATTTAGTTTTAATACATTAACATCAATAGTTTCTACAATGGATCAAGAAATACAACAGCAATTCCAAGAACAAAGTAAATATATTAGATTTGATGGAGGTATTTCATTAGGAGAATTAGGAAATGAAGTAACATTAAGAATTGAAAATGATGTTATTAAGTTTGTAGTTAGTAATTTATCAGTACTTGAAATTACACCTAATGGAATAGTAGCACCAAAAATTAAAACAAACGAAGTAGAATTTACTCCGTTTAGATTATTTGTTGAAGAAGATGGTTCTTTAACTTTAGATATGGTAGGTGATGATGCATGATATTAACTAAAAATGTTAGTCCTGATGGTTATATAAAACTACAATTAACAATCACACCTGGAACACAAAATGTAGCAAGTAATTATACACCTATTACATGGGATTTAAAGCTAATTAGTAGTAATTCAAGTGCTAACATTAATTCAAGTGTTGCAAAGGTTTGTAAGGTAGTTATAGATAATGTAGAAGTATATAACAGTAGTGTAAATGTTTCTATTAATGGTGGAGCAACTAAAACATTAGCAAGTGGAAGTAGAAATATTACACATGATAGTAGTGGTTCAAAATTATTAACTTATAGTTTTTCACAAGCATTTAATATAACTTATTCAGGACAAACAATAGGAACAATAAGTGCAAGTGGTAGTGGTAACTTAACTACTATCCCTAGAGCAACTACACCAACAGTAAGTGGTACAAATAGTTTAGGGAGTACAATAACAATTAATACACCTAGAGCAAGTACAAGTTTTACTCATAGATTGTATTATTCTTGGGGTAGTCAAATAATAGATGAAGAAATAGCAAGTGGTGTTACAACAAGCACTACTTTTTTAATTCCTAAAACATTAGCAAATTATATTCCAAATGGAACTGCTGGAACAATGTATATCAAATGTGTTACTTACAATGGCAATACAATAATTGGTACTAAAACAATAACAATAACTGTTACAATGCCAAATACAGCAGAATTTCAACCAAAGATAACAGGGGTAACATTAACAGAAGCAAATGCAGAAGTACCTAGTACTTGGGGTGTGTATGTTAAAGGTATATCAACATTAAATGGTACAGTAAATAGAACAACTGCATATAGTAGCACAATTAAGACATATAAGATTGAAGTAAATGGAGCAGTATATACAACTCAAACATTTACAACAGCAGCTTTAAATACAAGTGGTACAAATACAATAAAAGTAACTATAACAGATAGTAGAGGTAGAACTGCTACATATTCAACTACATTTAATGTAATTGATTATGAAAAACCATATATAACATCATTTATTTTAAATAGAAAAAGTCCTACAACAGCAACTTTAAAAATAGTTGGTGGTGTGTATGCAGTAAATAATAAAAATACCTATTCTTATTCATATAAATACAAAAAGAAAACAGCAGAAACTTATACAGAAGTTACAATAACTAATAATGCTTATACGATTGATAAAACAATTGAATTAACAGGTTTAGAAGATGTTACATATGATTTTATAGGACTTGCAACAGACCAATTTAATACGTTTGAAAAAACTACAACCTTACCAACAACTAAAAAGATATTTAATGTAAAACCTGATGGAAATGGTTTTGCTTTTTTTAAGAAGAGTGAAAAAGATGGAATGGAAATTGCTAAACCTATCTATGATGAATATGATACAAGGATTAATAATGGATTATCAGTATATAGAACTAACGAAGTTGATATTGATCCAAACACAACACTAGAAGAATTAATCTTAACTGAAACAAATACTCCTGGTGGATTCCATTATGTAAGAACAATGTTTTATGCAACAAAGAGTGCAACATCTAATAGAACTCAAATAGCTTATCCATATGCTTATGATACAAATGTTAAAAAAGCATTATACACAAGAGCATATGTAAGTGGTATAGGTTGGAGTGAATGGGCTTTTGTAGGTTCAGAAGTAAATGCAGAAGATTATGCTGGATTATTCCAAAGTGGTAAACAACTTTTAGAAACTGGTTGGGTAACAATTACACCAACAGCAGCTAACACACCAACAGCAGTAAACGTAGCATTTAAAAGAGCATATAGCAAAATTCCAGTAGTTATACCAGCTACTTCAAGTGGAGTAATAGGAACACAAGTATTAGGTGCTTCAACTAACGGAATAACAAAAACAAGCGTAAACATAGTATTAACAAGAACAAATGTAAATCCTACAACAGTTTATTACTATGTTTTAGGAGAGGTGTAATATGAGATATATATTAGATGAACAAGGTTATGTAGAATTATGTAGTGAAACATATATAACTTGCAATAATAATTCTTGTACTGAATATACTGGTTCTATTCCTGACGGATATGAAAGTTTAAGCGAATGGGCAAGTAATTCTAATATAAGAGCTTATAAAATAGTAGATGGTAATTTAGTCTATGATGAAAACAAAGACAACGAGTTACAAAATAAATACGAATTAGAAGCAGAAGAAAATGCTTGTGCAACTCATAAATGGGTTAATGAAAAATTAAACCAAACATCAACAATCTATGATGATAATTTTAGTTCAAGTACAAACGAATTATTAATTAATGATAGTGGAGATTATGAAATACCAGAAATTATTGTTAAGGGTAAAGGAAGTATAGTTGAAGCAAGTGGATCATTAATAGAAGATGCCAAAGCAACTACACTAGAAGCATTAAATATATATGGTAAGAGTGAACAAGAAACAGAAAAAAATGTATTTGATGGAACATTAGCACAAACAACATATACTGGTACTGGTGCGGTTCTTGTAAATAGTGCAACGAATTTTAATTTATTAAAAGGATATACATATACATTTAAAATAAAATTTACAAGTACAGATGTTGTTACAACAGGTGCAAATAGAGTATTAGGTTTAAGGGTATATACAAGTTTAAATACTTATACTGGTTCGGGAGTTGCTATAAATTATTCTGATTTATCAAAAGGTGAAAAAGAAGTATCGTTTACACCAGAAGAAGATTACAACAGATTTGTATTTGTAAATTATGCTGATTTCTCAAGTGGTACATTAGAAATTACATCATTAGAAATTATAACAAATACACCTAGTCCAGATTATCCAAGTGAAATAAAGACTATTAAAGGTATAGAGAATTTATTTAATAAAGACAATATAGAAACTGGTAAATATATAACATCTGATGGAACAGAAGTATCCATAGTTATGTGGCATTTAAGCGAATATATGAAAGTAGTACCTAATGAAGAATATACTTATCAAGGGATTACAAATGCTGGTAATGCTCCATATAGTGCGTTTTACGATAAAGATAAGAAGTTTATAAGTTCTTTCAAACAAAAAATAGGAATTAACAATATAACAATTCCAGAAAATGCTTATTATATAAGATTTTCTATCTATAAGGGTGAAACTTTAGATGATACGCAAACATTTATGTTTGAAAAAGGTACAAAAGAACACTCTTACGTTCCTTATGGTAGATGGTTGCCAGTTAAAGCAAGAGGTAAAAATATATGTCCTACTGATATAAGTATGTGGGAGAGTGGGCAATATGGAACAAATGGAGTAAAACAAACGAATAATGCAAGAGCAAGAGTTAAAGATTTATTACCTGTTTCACAAAATACATATATTGCAAGATGTAGTGGTTATTCGATTATAGTTAGAACTTATGATAAAGACAAAAAGTTTGTAAGAAGTTTAGGTATAGTTTCTACTTTTACAATAAATGAAGATGAAAAATATATTGGAGTTACACTTGGAGCAAGTTCATCAGCATTAACATTTGAAACATATCAAAATGGATTTGCAGATGGAACAATACAACCTTTTATATACTTGAATAGTGAAGAAGATAAAACATTCGAGTCATACAAAGAAACAATAATAAAATGTGATTTACAAGGTAATGAATTGTGCAAAATAGGAGAAGTAGAAGATAGTATTGATTTAGTTAGTGGAGTATTAACAAAAAGAATAGGTAAAATTGTATTAGACGGTTCTAGCGATGAAAGTTGGAATAAAAATGCTAGTTACGAGCAAGTTTATTACACAACTACTAATTCTATTAATGATATGCTTAATAGTAATACAAATGCTTTTATGTCTGATTACTATACTTATTATGGAACAATATCAAGTAGTGCTTCAATGAGCAAAGTAGGAATTTATTTGTGGTGGGCTTCAAATACTACTTATAAGAGAGTAAATATAAAACATACTGAAGATTTATCTTTAGAAGAATATAAAGCTTGGTTAAGTGAAAATCCTATAACTGTATATTACATACTTGCAGAACCACAAACAATACAACTAACACCAAACAACCTAGAACTATCTAAAGGTTATAACTACATTACAATAGAAGATGAGTTAGAACCAAATATAGATGTTACCTATAATAGTTTTAATACCTATTTTGAAGATGGTTTAAAGCTACAAATATCAAATGATAACATCTTAATCAATGAAGCAATAAACCAATCTATAAATGGTGTAGACTTCACAATAAATGAAGATAAATCAATTACTATCAAAGGTAAAGCAACTGATAATATAGAATTTGTATTGAATGGTTCAATGGATAACATTGATCCTATTTTTATGCTTAATAACAAATTTGGAATAAATGGTTTAAGTGATGGAATTAATTTAAATCTATATAGCTATGATGGAACAAATAGAGAACTTGTTTATAGTGGTGGGAGTGGAAATGTAAGTTTTGAAGAAACAAAATATATTACTTGTTCAACTCTTTCACTTTCTAGTGGTGGCAACTTTGATATAACTATCAAACCATACATAACAACATCTAATGAATACATTGAAGCTAAATTAAATGATTTAGTTGATATGGGTATTACTAAATTAGGTGAAGATGAACATTTAGAAATAGATAGAAGTTATATAACTTTAGTTGGAAAAGAAGAAACAATATTAAAATCAATAGAAGCTCAAAGGACATTTAAACCTAACACATTAATTTTATTTAATAGTGATGATTTAGATGTTACTACTAAATATTTTACAAGTGATTATATCAATGAAAGAATAGCTAAAATTGAAGTTAAGCAAGAAGAAATAGATATTGAAGTATCTAAAAAAGCAAATGCAGAAGATATTACTGCACAATTACAATTAAAGGTTGATAGAAACGATAATAACCAAATTGTATCAATGCTTAATGCAAGTGCTAATGAAATTAACATAACAGGTAATAGAATAGCTATAACAAGTGATAACTTCCAAGTTACCAAAGAAGGTACTATAACAGCTAAAGCTGGTAAAATTGGTGGTTTTAGGTTAAATGAATGGGCATTATTCTGTTCTAGTACTGGTTCTACAACTTGGGAAGATGTAGGTATGAGAGCATTAATAGGTCAATGGAATGGATTTGAAACAGATTTAGCATTTTCAGTTCATAAAGATAATACAGTACCATTTTGGGTAAGTTATGGTGGACATTTACATGCAGAAGATGTTGATATATCTGGAACAATACATTCAAATGCTGGACAAATAGCAGGATATAATATTGGTATGTTGTCTTTATGGTGTTCTAGTACTGGTTCTTCAATTTGGGAAGATGTAGGGTATAGAGCAAGAATTGGTAAATGGGATGGTACAGAAGGGTGTTTAGCATTTTCAGTTCATAGTGATGAATTTATACCGTTTTGGGTTAATTATAAAGGACATTTACATGCAGAAGATGTTGACATAACTGGAACAATAAACGCAACGAGTGGTTCTATTGGTGGTTCACTTGTAACGGGTACAATTTCATCGGCTGGAATTGATATATATAATGGTACTGGATTTGTAAGAGCATTATTAAGTAATTCTTATCACCCTTATGTTTCTGCTTTAAATGTTGCGACACAAGGTAACTTTAGTGGTGGTATTTCATTTAGAGATAGCAAAACTAGAACTAGTGTAGGTAGTGAAATGGCTCACATTTCTTGTAATCAATCTAAAGCAATGGATATATATTCACTTGGAACAGTCAATATAAATCATGGTGTTAATTCTAGTGGTACATCAATACAAGAAGGTGGAAATGTTGGTATTTGTGCATTAACAATTGAAAGTAACACTATTAAAGGTAGTGGTGGTGGATATATGTATGCTAACTCTAATTGTATGTTCCATCCAGCAACAGGTTATCATGCTTATATCAATACTACTGATGAAGTTAATAAAATTATGACATATGGTGGTGGTGCAATATCATCAAGAAATGTTAAGAAAGATTTAGTCAATATCCAAGATGATTATAAAAATTTATATGAAGAAATAAGAAATATGAATTTATATACTTTCAAATATAAATATGAAGGTATCAAAGATAAAGAAGATGATTTTGGATTTATCATTGATGAACTAGAAGATACAAAGTATATTTCAAAATATATTAATAACTATGATCTAAAAGGAAATATTGTTGATGGTAAGTTAATACCTAAAACAGATGATGATGTAAAAGATGAAGATTTACATTTCTCATATAAAGGATGGGATAGAGATAGTTATTTAAAATGTTTATTTGTAATGATTAAATCACTACAAAATAAAATAGATGAGTTGGAGGAAAAATATGAACAATAAACCTATACAATTAAGAATAGAAGAAGCAAGAAAAGAAGTAGTATCTAGTATAAATGAAATTGCACAAAAGCAAGATTTAGATTTCTACTTCTTGCACTCTATTATTAAAGAGTTATTTGTAGAATTAAATAATAATAAAGAAATGGAGCTTGTTCAGTTAGAAAATGAATATAACAAAAAAGAAGTAAAGGAGTAAGAAGTATGGATGATCCAAATTTTCAAAGAGAGGTTCTGGAAAGATTGATTGTATTAGAAACGTTGATAAAACAACAAGATTATAAAACATTAAATCAAAAAGTCGAAACCCAACATGATGAGTTATTAAAAGATGAACAAATGATTAAAAATCATGAAGAACGATTAAGTAAAATTGAAGATAATAATAAATGGCTATGGCGTTTGGTAATTGGATCTTTAATTACTGGTGCTATGGCTATTTTATTTAAAATTTAAGGAGGTGACGTTATGGAACTAACAATAGCTAGTGTAATAGCATTTGTAACATTAATAGTAGGCGAAATAACAAAGAAATTTGGTTTGGTGAATAAAAAGTACATTCCAGTTCAAAGTGTTGTTATTGGGCTTGTAAGTGGTGTTATATGCTATGTAACAAATTTAGAGCCAAATATAATTAACGCAATAATCACTTGTTTAATAAGTTCATTATCTGCAAGTGGTTTATATGATGTTATAGAAGTTAAAACAAAAGGTTAGTAAAAGGCATTCGTAAAGAGTGCCTTTTTTATTTTAAAGGAGTGTTTAATATGGAATTAAAACAATGTATATTTACTAAAAATGATTGCTATAAGAAAGCAACAAAAATGACACCAAAAGGAATTGCAGTACATAGTACAGGAGCTAACAACCCAACATTAAGAAGATATGTGCAACCTGATGATGGATTATTAGGAAAGAACACTAATAATAATCATTGGAATAGAAGTGGTGTAGATAAATGTGTTCATGGGTTTATTGGTAAAGATAAAAATGGAAATGTTCAAGTATATCAAACATTGCCATTTAATATTGCTTGTTGGGGAATTGGTAAAGGCAAAAAAGGAAGTTATAATTATGATCCAACAGGACATATTCAATTTGAAATATGTGAAGATGCTTTAAACGATGAAAAATATTTCAATGAAGCGTTTGGTAAAGCAATAGAATTTTGTGCTTATTTATGCAAAGAATTTAATTTATCAGTAGATACTATTGTATCTCACAATGAAGCAGCTAAAAAAGGTTATGGTTCTAATCATGCAGATTGCGACCATTGGCTAAAGAAATTCGGTAAAGATATGAATTGGTTTAGAAATGAAGTAAAAGCTAAATTAGATGGTGGTACAAAAGATACTACACCAAAAGGAACAGAAGTAAATTATAAAGTTAGAATTACTGCTGATGTATTAAATGTACGAGAAGAACCAAATACAAAATCTAAAGTTGTTACAACAATTAAAAAGAATGAAGTGTATACAATTGTTGAAGAATCTAAAACATGGGGTAAATTAAAAAGTGGTGCTGGTTGGATAAGTTTAAATTATACAGAAAAGGTTAATGAAGAATATCCGACTAAAGAAGTTTATAATTGCACATCTTTAAATGTTAGAAACAAAGCAAGTATCTTTGGTAAGAAATTAGGAGTACTAAAGAAAGGCGAAAAGGTAAAAGTTTATCAAACTAAAGGCTCATGGTCTAAAGTCGCTAAAACGAGCGAAAAATGGGTTTCTAGCAAATATCTAAAATAAGAAAGAAAACCTAGTCTATATGGCTAGGTTCTTTTTTTATGCCAAAAAACACGAATAATATACATTTTTCCATATTATTAATACTTATATAAAATTTAGAGATACAATCAACATGTAGTAAGTTGTATTAATGTTTTGAGGTTAGGAGGGGAATGTATACGAAAAGTGTTGTTAAATGGTTTGATGATGAAAAGGGATATGGATTTATCGAATACAAAGAAAATGAAGATATATTTGTTCATTATTCTGCTATTCGTGATGACAATAAACATAAATCATTAATACAAGGTGAATATGTAGAATTTGAACTTGTTAAAACAAGTACAGGTTATAAAGCAAAAAATGTTGTATCTGTCAAAGAGATTGCTTAATCTCTTTTTTATGCAATTAAATGTATATTCTTCCAATAAATACGAGGTTTATATATTTTTAAATGTATAAATATTAGAAATGTTTAATTCGATTTTTGTTGAAAAATAAGAATAATTATAATATTTTATATGTAAGAAAAGAGGAATACTATGAAAGTTGGAATAAGAAAACCAAGTTTAAAAAAATCTCTAAAAGCAAGAACAACAGGAAAATTAAAAAGAGCAGCTAAAAGAACTATCAACCCTTTGTATGGCAAAAACGGAACGGGATTAGCAACAGATCCAAAGAAAGCAATATATAATAAAGTATATAATAAAACTACAATAGGTATTAGCGATATTAAACTATCAACAACTAATACTAAAAAATCATCAATTAATTATGAACCAGCAAATGTATCTAATACTAACTTGGATAAGATAAGCACATTTAATTTAAAGCTTTATTCAATAGTTTTTCGTATTTTAGCTATTATTTTAATATTGTTCAGCCTTGCTATATTTACATTAGGAGCAATAGGTGTAATTTTAGGAATTTTGTTAATTATTTTTGGGATATTCATTTATAGAACAGGATTGTATTATAAAAAAACTGCACAAAAAAGACTAGAATAAATCTAGTCCTTTTATTTTGCTAATACAAAGAATTTAATTAAGATACTAAAACAATTAAGACATACTGGAACTCCTTTAATATAGCTATTATGTTTTTTACCACATACACATCTTTTCATTTTAATTTCTCCTTATCTACCATATCTAATAAAATAGGTTGCCAATATTTTTTGTTCTTGTGTGCTTTTCCTTTATGGCAATTGTTCGCAAACTCTCCACAAAGCATAATTCCATTGTTAGGATCATCAATTAAATCAGGTCTTTCACTTCTATAATAAATATGATGGTATTCTAAATATTGAAAAGTACCACAAATAGCACATACACCATTACATCTTTTGTAAACTTTGTTATATGTTTTCTTGCTAACTGTTATTCTTTTTTTACTTACTTTCTTAATAGGTGTTTTAGTTTTTAATTTTGAATATGTTTTATTTTGCGTTTTAAGGGTGTTTTTAGACGTTTTCTTATATCCCTTATTAAGACAACCTTTGCAATCAAAACTTTCAATTACAGCACGTTTTTTGGTACAATAACAATATGTTTTACTTTGTTTCTTTCTAAATCTTAAATTAATGCATTTATTTAGCATAGTTCCTCCTTATCTAATATTATCTATTCCTATGCTACAAGGGTATAACATAGGAATAGTGTTGAATAGGTGTATAGATGTTACAACCATACACCACAGAATTAAATTATAATTTAAAACGATGGTTTAAATATATATCTAGCTTAATAGAGTCTTTTTGGTCTTTGTCGCTAGATTGGTTTCCATGTCGTTCATTTTTGTTATATACAACTTTATCAATAATGTATTTCAATGAGTCGTTTCTTTCTTCCATACTTAAAGTATAATACTTTTCTAATATATTTTGTAGAGATGGAATAGCTTTTTTAATTCTAATAACTTTATCTTCTTCTTTATGATTTGTTATTTTATCTTTTTCTTGAGTTAATCGTTTAATTTCTTCAGTTAGCTCTTTTTTTCTTTCTATGAACTCTTGAGGAGTATATATTTCTTGTTCCACAAATTCTTTAGCTTTCTTTAATTGTTGTTGCTTCTTCTCAAGTTCTTTTTCAATAGTCTTTAATGATTTGGAATTAGATTTAACCACTTTTACATATTCTTCTTCATAACCATCTAAATAAACATGATAATCATTTAATAATACTTTTAGTGAATCAATAATCTTTTCTTCAACTAAATATAGTTTACTAGATATCATTCCACAATTTTCATTACATAAAAGAGATATAGGTTTAGTTATTTGAGTAAATTCAGTAATTGGTTTATCAAATTCATCTGTTTCAATTTTAAGTAGTTCTTTTAACTTGAACCAGTTGTTAGTTATTAAATCACCAAGATAAAATTTCTTCTCGTTGAATTTTGGCGAAAAGATATAATAAAAACCACCTTTGAATGAGTCACATCCCATTTGTCGATTAATCTCTGCAATAGGTATTTTTAGTTTTTTTCTTTGGTTTTGTAACAAATTGTATAGTTTTTCTTTATCTACTTCATATTTTCTTACTTTATGTGTATTACCATTGTGAGAATTTTGTACCATTGCCTTACCACATTTACCACATTTACAAAAACCAGCTAAAGGGTTTTTAAATATTTCCCCTTTAGGAACAGGATTTTTATATCTAGCTTCTAATCCTTTTTGTACATTATCAAATTGTTCTTTTGTAATAATTCCTTTGTGTAGTCCTTGATATAAATTATAATTATCTTGTTTAACTGATTTTTTCACTGGAACACCATTAATTAATTTAGTAACAATTTTAGTTCTTCCCCAAACAATCATTCCATAATAAACCTCGTTGTTTAAAATACACTTAATAGCACTTTCTTTCCATGTAGTATTATGAGGTTTAGGAGCATCAATATTCTTTAAATGTTTTGCTATTCTATCTACTCCTATACCTTCTTCGGACATATTGAAAATCATTTTAATAATATCAGCATTTTCATTTGGTTTTAATGTCCAACCTTTTTTATCTCCTACACCAAGTTCTGCACATTTAATACGATCATATCCATAAGGTGCAACACTACCTAAAAATTTACCTTGTTCAGCAGATAAATCTTTTCCTCGTTTCATAATCTTCTTTGAATATTCAAGATATTCATTACCTTTTAATAATTGGTCTTTAAATAAACGTTTATCAAACTCATTATTTAGGTTGTAAATCTTCATTGGAGTTATACAAAGTGTTTTAGTTATCTCTAAACTTCTAATAACAGTACCACAATCAATTAAATCACCACGAGTAGTACGTTCAGGTTCAACAACTAAAAGTCCATCTACATCACCATTATTAATTAAATTAAGTACTGTTTTAAATTCAGGTCTATCTTCTATTGTTTCTCCTGATACAACTTCTCTAAATATATGTTCTTCGGGTATTTCATAACCTAGATTAGCTTTAGCCCATTTTTGCAGTATTTCCTCATGTCTTGCTAGTGTTTCTTCTGTTGTTTGTTTAAAATCAGACATTTCTTCTCTAGATTTACGAAGATAAATAATAATCTTACCTAGTTTATCAAGTTCTATATGATAATCGTTCATGTTATACATCATTTGTCATCATTCCTTGTTTGTTTTTTTTCTAAATATTTTTCTTTTGCTATAATCATCTTAACTTCTTCACGTATCTTACTTTTAATATAATTTTTTATAGAAACATAAATAGCTACAATAAACATATATGCTATAAATCCAAAAAAGGCTAAACCAACAATAGCAGCTAGAGTTTGTACTATTTCTCCAATTTTTGTAGTGCTTAAATCTCCTTCGGTAAGAGATATAAACAATCCAGTTACAACAAATAATCCGATTATATATAACAACATTATAAGAGTGTCTTTTATTTTATCTTTCATAACTCACCACCTTTCAAATGTTTATAATCGTTTTTTCACATTTACAACACATATCCCTTATATATTTAACTTGTACGCAAGAACAGATGTTCTTATTTTTTATTCTTTATTAGAACAAATAAGTTCTAAATAATTATTGAATAATTCTTTTTCTTGTTCTGTTAAACTTGTAGTTTTATCAAGCAGTTCTTTTACCTCATATTGAAATTCTTTAGGTGTTATTTGTTCTGTTTTAGTATTTTTAGTTTCTAATTCATCAATCGCTTCAATAAAAGCAATAGTTGGAATATCTAATAACCTTGATAGACCAATAACTTTTTCTCTACCCATATTAGCAATAATATTTCTTTCATATTTACTAATAGTATTTGTACTAACACCAATTTTTTTTGCAACTTGACCTTGAGTTAATCCTTTTTCTTTTCTTTTTGTTTTAATCATTTGTCCTATATTCATATTAATCACATCCTTTACATGAATTTGGAAACCCCTTGTTCCATTTGTATTATAGCATAAAAATAACCCAAAAGTACAAATAAATAACCTTAATAAATAAAAAAATAAACTTTTAGGTTAAAAAAGTATTGATTTTTGAAAATTATATTAGTATAATGAAATTACAAATAACCCAACAGGTTAATTGTAGGAAGGAGAAAATAAATGATTAAAGTAAACTTGCTTGAAGCTAGAATGAAAGAAAAAAATGTTTGGTATCCTGAATTATGTGAATACTTGAACATGCTATATCAATCATTAAATAAAAGAATTAATGGTAAAGTAGAATTTAGATTAAGTGAAGTTAATAAAATCAGAAAGTTTTTAGATTTAACTTTAGAACAAGCTGATGAAATTTTCTATTACTAATTATTTTTTTAGAAATAAATTAAACTGCTAGGTTAAAAAGGAGGATTAAATATGTAATGGCGATTTTTAGAAATGTAAACATGAGTTTTTGGACAGATCCAAAAATAGTAGATGATTATACACCCGAAGATAAATATTTTATGTTATATGCTTTAACTAATAACTACACAAATATAATTGGATGCTATGAAATTTCAATTAAACAAATGAGTAATGATTTAGGATATACAAAGGATGTAGTAGAAAACTTATTAAAACGATTTAAAGAAGTACATAAAACAATAGATTATGATTTTGATACAAAAGAACTAATGGTTATAAATTGGCATAAGTATAATTGGAGTTCTTCACCAAAATTAGATAATCCATTATATATAGCAATAGAAAGTGTAAAAAGCGATACGTTTCATGATAAGTTAGCTACTTTATATAACAATAGGGAAAGTGTTAATCAAAAAGATAATGAAGAAGATATAGTATTGATACCGTATAGATATGGTATAGATACAACTATTACTATTACTAATACTATTCCTATTACTAGTTCTATTACTAGTTCTATATCTAATACTATTAATAAATCTATTACTAATAAAGAATTAGAAGAAGAATTTGAATCAATTTGGAAAGAATACCCTAGAAAACAAGGTAAAGCAAATGCTTTAAAGTCTTACATAAAAGCTAGAAAAAAAGGTACTTCAAAAGAAGAAGTGCTATTAGGTTTAGAAAACTATGTGTATTACATCACAATAGAGAAAGTAAAACCACAATACATAAAACAAGGTAGCACATGGTTTAATCAGGAATGTTGGAATGATGATTACACAATTAAGAGAAAACCTACAACAGCAGATATAAATATTGATTGTAGTGATTTCTTTAGTTAGGAGGTTATATGAAACAGGAAGAACTAGTTAAAGGTTTAAAAGTGCTTGGCATAGCATACTCAAAAGAATTTACACAAGAAGAATGTGTTACATATTATGAGTTTTTACAAGAGTATACATACGATACTTTCAAAGCAGCAGTAAAGAACATAATTAAAAAATCGAAGTTCTTGCCAAAGATAAGTGAACTAGTAGAAGAATGTGAAAACTGCAAAGAACAAGTTAAATTTGAAGTGATCGAATTTATGAATAGAAAAGGTTATTTCAAAAACATAAAGGAATATGAAAAAACGATTACATGGTATTCAAAAGGATTAACTCCTGATTGGTTAATGAAAGATATGCAGAAGTATTACAAAATGATGCAACAAGAGAAGTTAAGTTATAACGAACAATTAATGATTGGAGGATAGAATGAAAAAATGGGAAGAAGTATTAAAAACGAATGGAGTTACATTTTATCAACCAGTAGAAACAATAGAAGATACTAAAAAATCAATGAAACGTTTTTATGATAAATGTAATGAAATTTTCAAAAATAAACCTGAAATGTTTATTGAAGAAAAAAAATTAAAGAAAGATAAAACAAATATTTTTATATAAAAAAGCCCACTTGGTTCAGAAGTGGACATTTCAAAAATTTAAACAAGGTAATTATATCACAACATAAGGAGTTAGTCAAAAATGGAAATTGTAAAAGTTCTAGAGATATTAAATAACCACATTATCAAACTTGAAGAAGAAAACCAATTTAAAGATTGGGAAATTGAAAGATTAAACGAAAAGCTAAAAAGCATTGAAGAATATATTGAAAGCTATGGAGGAAATTATGAAAAAGTATAGATTAAAAAAATGGGTTAAGGTTGGTCTTATTTCAGTAATTTTATTAGGAATGGCATTTGCTAATTATAGTTTAACAGATAATGCGATAGAACAATGTGTTAATGCTGGTAACACTTATAACTATTGTGCAAATGGGTTGAAGTAGTTATGAAAGAGAAAATAGTATTTGTACTTTACAAAGACAAAGAATTAAAGAGTGTTAAGAAATTTGAAAACACTATACAAAAAAAGTACGGCTTTATTCCTAGTAAAGAATTAAGTAGAAAGATAATCAATTATCAAGTTAAGAAGTATGGACATAGTTTAGATGGTGGAGATGGAATAGAAAGAACAAAGTGGCAATGTTTGAAAAATAAAAATAGAAGAGATCGTGAAAAAGAACGAGATAGCAGAAGAAAAAAAGAAAAAGCATATCTAGACAAATTGGAACGTAAAAACTCTAAATACACAATAGAAAAAGATAAAGTACTTAAACAATGGATTCTATGGGAACGAGATGGAAGTTTAAAAATTGAACGATATAGAAGTAAATATGCTAAAGAATGCAAAATTAAATTAAGAGGCATGAAATGAGCTTTTGGAAAGAATTAGAAGACGAAAAGAGGTTAAGTTCTGCAAAACAAACAATGAAAGTTCAATGCAAATGTTCAAATAAAGTCAGTTTTTATGCATTTGAACATACAGACAAAAAAGTTTGTGATTGGTGTGGAAATTTAGTATTTAAAAACAAAAAAGCAGAATACAACCATAGAATGAAACAATTGTTAATTAAAAACAAAAAGGAGGATTAAAAAATGGAAAATAAAAAAATTACTTTTGATGATATACAAAAGGCAAATGAAACAATTATAACAACTGATATTAAAGGAAAGGATTATGCAGAAGTAAACCAAAGAATTAAAGCATTTAGAATGATATACCCACAAGGTTCTTTACCTACTGAAATGTTAAGCAATGAAAATGGAGTATGTATTTTTAAAGCAAGTGTTATTACTGATGATGGGAAGTTATTAGCAACTGGAACAGCATATGAAAAAGAAAACAGCACATTCATTAATAAAACATCATACATAGAAAATTGTGAAACATCAGCAGTAGGTAGAGCATTAGGAATTGCTGGTTTTGGAATTGATACAAGTGTAGCAAGTGCCGAAGAAGTACAAAATGCAATAGCTAATCAAAATAAAAAAAATACTAAACAAGTTCAAAAAGAAAACTACAGACAACAATTAGTAGATTATTGTAAGGCGAATGGACTTGATATGAATGAAATAGCAAAAGAATATAAATTAAATGCTAGATCAAGTCAAGATGACTTCTATGATGTATTAGCTGAAATAGGAGCATTTGAGGAGGAAACAGCATAATGCAACAAGTAACAATAGATAGAGATAAATATATAGGTGGTTCTGATATTCCTATAATAATGGGTATTAGCCCATTTAAAAGCAGATTTGATTTATTACTAGAAAAAGCAGGACTAAAAGAAAATGATTTTACTGGTAATGAATATACAGAGTATGGCAACGTATTAGAACCTAAAATAAGAGATTATATTAATGCAACTTATGATAAAGAATTTATTGAGGGTAAACACTATAACGGAGATATAAGAATACATACTGACGGAGAAGATAAAGATTGTATTTTAGAAATAAAAACAACGTCACAAATACATGAAAAATTAGATGATTACAAAGTTTATTTAGTACAATTATTATTTTATATGCAAGAAACTAAAAAATGTTTTGGATACCTAGCAGTATATGAAAGACCAAAAGATTTTAATGAAGAATTTGATAGTAACAGATTAAAAACATATAGAGCAGATATAGAAGATTATAAAGATTTATTAGAACAAATAAATAAAGCAGTAGATCAATTTAGAATTGATTTAGAAAAAGTAAAAGAAAACCCATTTATAACAGAACAAGAATTATTACCAGTTGATTTAACTGAATTATCAAACAAAGTAATAGCATTAGAAAACCAACTAGCAAAAATGAAAGAAATTGAAAGTCAAGCAAAAGATTTAAAAGCACAATTAAAAACAGCAATGGAGAAAGCAGGAACTAAAACATGGGAAACACCAAGCGGAATAAAAGTAACACTAGTTCCAGATGGTGAAGATAAAACAGTTAAAAAATTCAATGAAAAATTATTCAAAGACAACAACATAGATTTATGGGATGAATACAGCGAAGAAGTAACACAAAAAGGTAAAACAGGTTATGTAAGAATAACACTACCAAAGGAGGCTTAAACAATGAAAATAGGAACAGAAATAGACCAAATTCCAATAGAGAGTAATTGGAATGTAGGAGATATAAAAAAAGGATTAAATTATTCATGGCAAGATTTATTTGATTTGTATGATGATTTATATAGTGAGTATGAAAGATTACAAGAAGAACTAGAAGATTTAAAACAAGATTTAGAAGAAAATTATAGACCAATTTCAATTAACGAAGAACTTGGAATAAGTGAAAGAGATTTCTATTAGGAGAAAATATGACAAAAGAAGAAATAAAAGAAGAATTATTAAAAAATGACCAAGAACAAACTAATATAATTATAAATGCACAATTCATGGCTTTATATACACAATTAGTTAAAAAGGGAGTTCTTTATAAAAAAGATATAAATGAAATGAACAAATTTACAGAAGAATACATTGATAAAATAAATAATAAATTAACTGATGAAATTTTTGAAAGGATTAAGGAGGAAAGCAATGAATAGTATTAATTTAGTAGGAAGAATAACAAAAGATTTAGAATTGAAATTTACAAGTAATAATAAACCAGTATGTGAATTTAATTTAGCAGTAAATAGAGCATTTACTAATCAAAACGGAGAAAAAGAAGCAGATTTTATTACTTGTCAAGTTTGGAATGGACAAGCTGAAAACCTAACAAAGTATCAAGGTAAAGGTTCATTAATTGGAGTAAATGGAAGTTTAAGAGTAGATCAATACCAAGATAAAGATGGAAATAATAGATATAGAACTTTTGTGTTAGCAAATAACATTGAATTTCTAGGAACAAAGAAAGAAACAACTGAACAACCAGTAGAAGAACCAATAGCAGCACCATCAAAACAATCAGATCCATTTGCTGAATTTGGAGAAGAAATAACTTTAACAGATGATGATTTACCATTCTAGAGGTGTGAAATGGATTTATACAATGATTTAGTAAGATTACAAAACGACTTAAATATATCAATAAGGAAATTAAGAGAAACAGGAACAGAATTTGCAGAAGCAGAAAGAGATTACAAAATCACATTAAGACAAGAAGCATTGAAATTAAGAGCAGAAAAAGGTATGCCTGTTACTCTTATTCAACAAGTGGTTTATGGTGTTCCAGAGGTAGCAGAAAAGAGATTTAAAAGAGATGTAAAAGAAGCAGTATATCAAGCTAATCAAGAAGCTATTAACTCTATTAAATTACAAATAAGAGTAGTAGAAGGACAATTAAATAGAGAGTGGTGCAATACCAAAAGAGGTGAATAAATGAAAAATAATTTGAGTGATGTAAATAATTATTTATTTGAAGAATTGGAGAGATTAAATGATGATGAAACTTTAGAAAGCGAAGATAATTTTAAAAAGGAAATACAAAGAGCAAAAGCAGTATCAACGATATGTTCAACAATAGTAGCAAATGCAAACTTAATATTAAATGCTAAAAAGTATGCTGATGATTTAGGAATAAATGAAACAGAAGTATTGCGATTAAAGGAAAAATAAAATGCATAGATATAGCAAAGAACAAAAAGAATTTCTAATAAGTAATAACTATATGAAACCAGCTAAAGAATTAGCTGAAATATTTAATAAAAAGTTTGGAACAAATTTAACAGCTCAGAACATAAAAACATTTAGAGGAAATCATAAATTGAATAGTGGTTTAACGGGACAATTTGAAAAAGGAAATATTCCTTTTAATAAAGGAACAAAAGGATTAATGAAAGCTAATAAAACATCTTTTAAAAAAGGTAATATACCATCTAATCATAAAGAAGTTGGTTATGAAAGAATAAGTGTTGATGGATATATAGAAGTTAAAGTTAAAGAGCCAAATGTATTTAAATTAAAGCATAGAGTCATATATGAACAACATTATGGAGAAATTCCAAAAGGGTATAAAGTTATTTTTGCTGATGGAAACAAATTGAATGTAGATCTAAATAATTTAATATTAGTGTCTAATTCCGAAGAATTTATTATGAATACAAATAAATTAAGATATAAAGAAGCAGAACTAACAAAGACAGGATTATTAATAGCAAAAGTGATTGATAAAACAAACAAGGCGAAAAATGAAAGATTATGAACAAAAGTATTATGACTTGCTTTATAAATATAAAAAATTAAAGCAGGAAAAAGAAAAAATCGAAGAAGAAATGAATATTATAACCAACTTGAATAAATGTAACACTTCCAAAGATGTAACAAAGTATTTGGCAAAATATATAACAGAATATTTAAAAGATAGAAAGGTGAATAAATGAAATTTGAGATTTTAGGAAAACCAGTAGCAAAAGCTAGACCTAGATTAAATAAATTTGGTTATACATATACACCTGAAAAAACAGTTAATTATGAAAACCTAGTAAGATATACATTTCAAAGTGAATTTCCTAATCATAAACCATTTGAAGAAGTTATAGAAGCAAGTATAACAGCAATATTTGAAGTACCAAAGTCATATTCAAAAAAGAAAACAAAAGAGCTATTAGAAACACATAACAACTATAATCATAAACCTGATTTAGACAATATAGCAAAGATTATATTAGATAGCTTAAATGGAATTGCATATAGAGATGATAGCCAAGTAACTATATTGCACTTAAATAAAGAATATGGTGAACAAGCAAAAGTTGTTGTTGAGTTAAAGGAGATTAAGAGTGAATAAATTAACAGATAAACAAATAGAAGTATTAGTTAATATAAAGAATTTTACAAATGAACATGGTTATAGTCCAACAGTTAGAGAATTAGCTGAATTATTAAATGTATCTAGTCCAGCAACAATACATACTCATTTAAAAATTCTAGTTAATAAAGGATATATAACTTATGTTCCTAAAAGTAGTAGAACAATAAGAATAATTAAGGAGATATGAAAATGATTGAATTAAGAAGATGTGGAGCTAATACAACTTTTGAAACACGATCAGAAGCACATGAAAGTGTAGATAAAACTAAAAGATATAAACAAATACTTGAAATAATGACAGATAATAAAGAACCTATGACAGCTAAAGAAATTAGTATGGAAATGTATAAAAGAGGTTATACACCTACCGGTGAACGTAATTTTTCAAGTCCACGTATTACTGAATTATTAAGAAATGGAACACTTGATGTAGTAGGTAAAAAAAGATGTAAATTTACTGGTAAGACAGTATCAGTTTATGAAATAAGGTAAATAACAATGGATGAAGCAGAATTTTATTTAACGGATTTAAAAAGTAGATTTGATAAGTTAAAACCTAATGAATATTATCTATCATATTCAGGTGGGAAAGATAGCCATTTTCTATATTGGTTCATAAAAGAATATCTTAAAAGAACTGATATAGAAATAGTAGGTGTAAATACATATATGGAACATCACGAAATATTACAAAGAATAAAAACTAATTGTGATAAAGTTCTATTACCCAAATTAAAACCAATGCAGATAAAAGAAAAGTATGGCATACCTTGTTTTAGTAAATTCCAAGATGAAATGATTGCTAGATACCAAAAAGGCAGCAGAAGTAAAAATACAATGGATGCTATAACAGGAGAAAATAGAATCACATTTAAATTAAATAAGAAAGCTAAAGAACTAACTTTAAGTGAAGAATTACACAAAGTAAGTAATAAGTGTTGCAAAGTAATAAAAAAAGATACATTACATAACTACGAAAAAGAAAGTGGAAAAAAAGCAATACTAGGTGTAAGAGGTAGTGAAAGTACATTAAGGAAATCACAATATAAATCATGTTTTACTAAAGACAAAAAATTTACACCTTTATATGATCTAACAGATGAATTATTAGAAAAGATAATTGATAAATACAATATAGAAGTTCCAAACGTATATAAATACATAAATAGAACTGGTTGTATGGGTTGTCCTTATGGACATAGAAGAGGAAATACAGAAAAAGAATTATCTTTAATAAACGAAAATCAAAAGAAATTTGTATGTGAATATTTTAAAGAAAGTTATGCAGTGTTAGGAATAAATACAGAAGTACACAAACAAACAACAATAGATGATTATTTATAAAATGATTTAAGTTGTAAGTCGTAATGTCGTATCAGTAAGAAAGGGTACGAAATTATGAAAGAGTTTAAAAGTTTTTATAAAGAAGTTGGAGGTAATGAGGGTAGTAAATGTAAGTATACAACTAGATTAGATACATATGGTTGTGGTTGTCAACATGGTTGTAAGTACTGCTATGCTAAAAGCTTACTATCATTTAGAAACTTATGGGATAGTATTGAACCTAGTGTAGCAGACTTACACAAAATAGAAAATAAGATTAAGAAACTACCTAAAGGAACAATATTAAGGCTTGGTGGTATGACTGATTGTTTTCAACCTTATGAACTACAAGTAAGAAATACATACAATACAATTAAGTTACTTAATAAATATGGAATAGGATATTTAATAGTAACTAAAAGTCATATAGTAGCAAATGATGAATACATAGAAATACTTGATAAGAAATTAGCACATATACAAATTACAGTTACTACTTTAGATGATAAAAGAAGCCTAGAATACGAAAAAGCAAGTGTACCAAGTAAAAGGGTAGCAGCAATAAAGAAACTTCAAGAAAAAGGCTTTGATGTAGCAATAAGATTAAGTCCAATAATACCTGAATTTATGGATTTTGCTAAATTGAATAATTTAGGTATTAATAAATGTGTAGTTGAATTTTTAAGAGTTAATACATGGATCAGAAAATGGTTTGATATAGATTATTCTAAACACACATTGAAACAAAGTGGCTATAATCATTTACCATTAGAAGAGAAAATCAAAATACTTGACAAAATACATATTCCAATAAAGACAGTATGTGAAGATGTTACAGAACATTATGAATATTGGAAAAATAATGTAAATCCCAAAAAAGAAGATTGTTGCAATTTGCAGATGCATTATGAATAAAAATGATGTTAAATTCTATGCACTGAATAATAACAATGATCGTATATACGAATATTAATTAGGAGGTCAATTATGTTAAAAATAGCAGGATATATTGTAGGGATAATATTAATTATAATACTAGCTCTTTTCTCATATTGTGCTTGTGTAATATCAAGTAGACATAGTGAAGAAGAAACAGAAGAAGAACTAAACACACACCTACAATTAACAAAACTAATAAGAGAAAACGAAGAACAAGAAAAGATAATATTAGAACAAGAAAAAGAGATAAAAAGATTAAATGATAAAGGACAAGATAAATTAATCGAAGAATTGCTATCAAAAAGAGATAGAGCAATTAATTTAATAAGCCTATATAGAATGGATAACGATACAAGTATAGAAACACATAAAGCACTAGATAAGATTTTAGAGTGTTTGATAGATAAGGAGTGATGTTAAGTGTTTAGTGGATTAAGTACAGATGATATGTGTATAGATTATAAATTAAAGTTTGGAATTAAAAAGAAGAAATTATCGCTTGGAGATATACAGTTAGGAATGTTTATTAATAGAGAAGTATTTGCAACTTATAAGGGAATAGAGTTTGAATATTACTTACATATAACACTTTTTAAATGGTGTATATCAATAGGTTGGTTTTTGGAAAAAGTTTAGGAGTGATGTTAAGTGCCTGAAATTAATTTAAACTTAAAAAGTTATGATGAATTAATAATGGAAATTAGTAAATTAATTGGTGACAAATATTTATTACAACAAGAAAACCAACAACTAAAAGGACAAATAAAAAACATAGAAGAAGCATACGAAACAGAAGCAGAAGCTAAATATTATGAATATATAGATAATCATAGAAGTAAATTACAACAAAGAATAGATAAAGCAATAGAATATATAGAAAATCATTCATTATATGAAGAAGAATATGATTATGACTATGAAGAAAATATTTATTTATCAGGTATAAATGATGAAACAACTAAAAAAGATTTATTAGAAATATTAAAAGGTGATAACAATGAATAAATTGGAAGTAGGAATGTATGTAAGAACTAAATGGGGTATAGCAAAATATATTAAAGATTATGTTACAAAGGTAACAATTTATAGAATTATTGATAAAAAGATTGTATATGACAATGTAGAAGATTGGGAAAATTGTTTGTTAGACAATGAAATTATAAAAGCAAGTTACAACATAATAGACCTAATAGAAGTAGGAGATATTATTAAATTTGATATAACTGATATTGATAATTATGCAGATATTCAAGGCTATAATTGTTGGGAAATATACTGTGAAGAAGAATTGAATGGAGTAAAAGAAATGATAGAAATGGAAAGTGCTAAATTATTATCAATAGTAACAAAAGAACAAATGGAAGCAATGGAATATAAGGTAAATTAAAAATGTATGAGATAGATATATTAGTAAATAACCAATGGGAGTATTATTGGGATAGTGAAGATATAAAACTAATAGATAAAGAAGTATTTAAACTAACAAGAGATAGACCTAACCAATATATGAGGATATTAAAAGATAATTGTGTACTATGCTGGTTAGATGGAACACCTCATAAGTACTGGTTTTGGAAAGAAAAATATGTAAGAGGTAGAGGACATAATTATGATTATATAAATAGCTATCACGAACACAAAGAAATATTAGAATTGAGGTTGAAACTTGGAACTAATAAAAATGATATTTGAAAAATATTATCCTAGATATGACGTAAAAGAAAAAACATTACATCTTACTGGAAAAATATCAGTAAGAGAATTTAAAGTATTAAGGTATTACCTAGAACGTATAAAAGAAGAAGTAAGAGATATAAGGGTTAATTAGAAAGAGTGGGAGAATGAAAAAAGAATTACTAGAAGTGGAACACGAAAGATGTTTTGTAGACGTTCCATTATTAGATGAAATTTTTATAATACCTACCAGAAGAAAACACGATAGTGGTTATAGGTGTATGGAAATAATAGGGACAAATAAAGAGGGCTATAAAAAGAAATTAGCAACATATAGTGATGTGTTTGATGTATCACAAATATTTGCTAGCAGACACAATTATTATCATTTGTCTATGGACATACCAGAATGTGGAGTATTAAGGTTTTTTAGTGGTAATTTTCAATTTAAAGTTATTTATTACGGAATAAGCACTTTTCAAATAGATTTAGTTCAAAGAGGTAAAGAATGAAAACAATTAAAGTAATAGATTTATTAAATAAAATAGCAAATGGTGAAGAAGTGCCAAGAAAAATTAAATATGATGGTATAACTTATACAATTGGTTGGAGTGATTATATGGGTGATGAGCCAATAACTGATTATTATAATCACGAACTTTATGGGAGTTGGTTTAGTGGTACTGAAATGACCTTAGATAAAGAAGTAGAAATAATAGAAGAAGATAAAGAGATAGAAAAAGGAATAAAACCGTTTGAAGAATATTTGGAAGAAGTAAAAGTGGC